ATTTTTGAAGCTGGGTCGGTAAAAGTAAACGGAGATTTCATCTCTGATTTTGGCTTATTCTATCAGGTAGAGAGCTTCTATTCTGCAAGCAAAGGAAGCTTCACTTTAAGACCTAGAAAATACAAAGAAGGGAACAGCTACGATGATAAAGCTCAAGCTGATTTTATCGAAAAATATGCTGAGATTATCACTGACATCCCAGAAATTGAATTTTCTAATGAGGATTTAGCTAGGTCTATTGAGCTATTCCCTGATGCACCTGCTTTTTATGAACAGTACGCAAGCTCAGAAAGTAAACCAGTTGCTGATTTCATTAACGAAAAAGCACCTAGGTTAATGCCAAGTGCTGCCAAAAATACAACTAAACCTGAAACACTTAAGAAAACAAAAGTTGTTCAAGGGCAGTTAGATTTACAGGAGAGACCGTTTTAATGATTAGAAGAAGAAGTTTAAGTTTAGAAATAGGCTCATTAAACAGTTTAATTCAAACCAATGGTAAATTACCAAGAGGGTTTTTAAGCGTTTTAGTCCAGAAGCTTAAAAACCATGAATTAAAACCTGTGTACAAACCTGCTGGAGACACTAAAATTCATCACCTAGATTGCTCAGATGATGACTGGATGTGGCTTGGGATTCAAGCAAATAAACACGGTTTAAAAATTAGCCGTGGTGGTAGAAATGGCTTGATTAGGGCTTTGATTAATGGATTGAATGGGGTTAAAGAATGACAGAAACAGAAGAATCACTAGAAACAGTTAAACTTTTAAGCTTAAAGGCGGCACTAGAAGGAAATTCTAGATTAGTCGCTCACTTGGAACTAATAAAAAACAGGTTAATAAAGTTACAAAAAATAGAAACCTTAATTCATTTGGAGGAGTGTTTAAGTTTATGAAAATTGATTTAAGGCTGTTGCTTGATGACATCATCAACAAAGCCGTTAATTACCATGACAAAGAAGATAGGGGAATGATGTTTAAGCTCGGTTATGGAAAAATCAAAATCACTACCCATGATGATCTATTTGGTTGTTCTGCTTCTCTGATTGACAAAGAAGAATTAAAAGCTGCTAAAAAATGGATTGATGACAAAATATCGGCACGTCGTAAAGAATTTTTGATTAGAAAGTACGGATTAATTAAAGATGATAACGAACATCTAAAAGATTTGGAAGATGACATTAAAAGAGGGATTAAATGACAGAAGAAGAACTTCAGAAAGAGATTGAAGATTTAGTTTTAGCGGCGAAAATTCTTGATTTAAAGATAGAATTAGCTCAATGCAGACTTAAACAAATCAAGCTCACAGAACAGCTCATAAAGCAAATAGAAGGAAAAATCGGAGCAAATGATATATGAAACACTTTAATTTTACAAAGATAATATGTACTGTAATTCTGCTATGGCTTATGTTAATGGCTTTAATCTTACTAGCTTTAAGCTCTCAAGCCGAGGTCTACCAGTGGAACAGCACACAGCGAGCTTATTGGGCAGGCACTAAACCAGTACAGCTAGTCATTGATACTGAATTTTCAAATGAAGTTATTAATAGAGTTTTTGAGATATTAGAACCTTACCCATTTGTTTTAAAAGAAAGAAAAAATATTGATTTAAGCTATGAACCTGCTGCTAATGAAGTAGCTTTAGCGTATTTAGATTTGCATTTTAACACTGGTGGGTCAAGTGTAGACCCTGCCTACAGAAATGCAAATGGTGGGCTTACTCGTGGCTTATGTCATGCTGGTAGAGCTTCTACTGATGAGCGGTTAGTGTGGACGATGATTCACGAGCTATTTCACTCAGTCGGCTTAGATCACGGTTTACCGTGGAAAATAGCAGAAGGAATAATTTATCCAAGACCTCTAATGACTTCATCTAAACCAGCTTTTAAAATACAACATGATGATAAACGTGCTTTATCGGAGACTTTCAGGGAAAAATATTTAAGTAATACTATCACTATCACGGGAAACATTGCAGGTGAGCCGATTAAAAGCATGTTCTTAAATTTTGTCAATGTTGATAATGTTGGGGATTCATCTCAGGTAGTGGTTAATTACGCTTTTACAAATAAGACTACTTACAGTATCCCTAATCTTAAAAAAGGTAGATACTACATTACATTAAGTCCTATAGGTCTTTCTGCTGCGGTAATTAATGTCTACGACGCGCCGACTTACAAAACAATTAAATACTGGAAAGGCAAGCGAATAGTGGATTTGAGACAGGATAGGGTTTTAAACTTAGAATTTTAAGGAGGAAAGAAATGATTAATTTAAACTTAGATTATGAACAATCTAAAAAAATACTAGAGCTTGGTTATGACTTTGGTAAAGTGTGTAATGATTTTCAGTTTCATAATGATAAGTTGTTAAAGAGAATTAATCAAAGTTTTGCGATTAATATAACTATCACAGAAAAAACGCTAAGACGTTATCCAGATGATGTAATGGATTATGTTTATCATTTAGCAACTTATGAAATTATCCCAATAATCCCCAAAGCTGCACTTCTTCAATCTTTGCCGATTTTCAGTAGACTGGTGATATCCGATAAATTGGAGGGTTTAATATTCCGCACAGATAGCGACTTTAAATTTGTTCACTTAGAGGAGATTCACTCAGGGAATGTATTTAAAACTTTTGAAACCGATGAGCTTAGAGAGGCTATTCTTGAAGCTTTCTTATGGTGTCACGAAAACTACCCAGAGGAACTTAAAAAGAAATTCGAGGAGGTGATGGGATGACCCTAAAAATATACTTTGACCCTTTAATGGATGATGAAGGCAATATCATTGGAAGGCAGCTTGTTTTTGAAAATAAAGGGAAATATTTATCTATAGAAGATATTGGAGATGGTATGTGTGTTGTCTTCGATGAAGTATCAGACATAGACCCCATTCTTGACATGAGGAAACAAGAAAATATCAACAAAGTAAACGATTTAATCGAGAAGGTGATGGAATGAAGATAAAACCATACATCTGCGAAAACATGACAGAGTTTAAACGATTCGTGAAATTGTTTAAAATAGATCACTGCGATATTCTAAATGATGTCGAAGTGATGCAAGGCAAGCCTAGAACTTTTAAAGAGTATCGGCATTTGAAATATGAACATATTTTTTTTATCAACGACAAAGGCTATAACACAATCAGGGTAATGACATGAAAACACATATTGATTTTGACAAATCTTTTAAAGTAATTGGAATTGATCCAGGATTAAAAGGCGGCATCGCTTTCTTAGAAGATAACCATTTAATCCAAGCGGTTAAAATGCCCACAACTCAGTTAGAGACCAAGACAAAGAAAAAAGTTAAACAGATGACCGCTAAAGAAAAAAAGCTGCATAAGTCTAAACATGCGGTTTATAAAACTAAAACTAAAGTTGATTCTAAAGCTATCTATGATTTAATTACTGATTTTGAACCCGACTTAGTGGTCATAGAAAAACCTTTTTATTTAGCTATTGAGTCTAGGCAGTCCACTGCTACTATTGCTGAGAATATTGGCAGGATTTATGGGATTGTTGAATCTCAAAAATATAAACTAGAGATCGTAAGCTCTCAAACATGGAAAAAATATTTTGATATCGGAGCTGATAAAGAAGAAGCTATAAATAAAGCTCAAGAGCTTTACCCAGAAGTTAATTTAATTTCACCTAGAGGAAGGGTTAAATCTGATGGAATGGCAGAAGCTATATTGCTAGCGGTTTATGGGAATAGGTCAAATTAGGAGGATTAAAGAATGGGAGTGTGGGATTGGGTTTTTATCATTGCTGGTATTTTAGTAATTGCTGTAAATATTTGCGAAATAGTTAATGTAAGCTGGACGTATTCAGAAGCTTACAGTTTGTTAAGCGTTATCGGCTGGAGTCTTTTATTGGCTAGGTATTTTTTTAAATAAAAAGGAGAAAAAGAATGAGTGAAATATTTAGTGCGGCAGGCTTTGAGTGGGATGTTCAAAAAGATGATAGTTTAAGTCTTGAGGCACCGTTCTGCGACTGGGTTAATCTGATATTGAACCACCTAAGTTATTCAAATACATGGATACTTAATTATAGCGGCTTGGACATCGAACACAAAAAATTAAAAGCTACCACTAAAGAGGAGGCGGCTTTGGAAGCGATAGCGATAATCAGGGGCAGGCTAAAAGAATTAAATAATTTCTTTAGAATCTAAATGGCGATCAAGGGAATGGTAATAGTAGGAGATGACGGAAATGAAAAAATTAATATTACTAGCGTGCTTGACGCTACCAGTTCAAGCAAATATATTACAGATAAGAGAGGCTCAAAGAGAACTATCATCTTTGCAGAGATCCGAAATTGAACATAAAGCCGAATTCACTCGTGCGAAAATCGCTTATGAGCGAGTGAAAAAAGCAAGAAGGATACAAGAGCAGGCTATTAGTAAATTAGCTCTTGCAGACAGAACACAGCGACTAGCAGAAGGGTCTTCTAAAGAATTCCATTTATATGAAAGCCCTGCTTATGAGCAAGATAAAGGTGCTGCTACTGGAGGAATTACTTATTACGGGAGGTCTAAATGATTTTAGAATCAGCACTAGCCTTAATCATTCAATTGGAAGGTTTCTCGCATTGTGCTTTCCATGATGTTTCTCAGTGGACTAACGGCTACGGCACTAAAGCTACTAACAAATGGGAATGTATCTCAGAGCCAGAAGCAAAGCAAAGATTGATCAGTAGGGTAAAAGAAGATTCCACCTATGTTCTTTCCATTCACCCTAAAGCCAGTCAATCGGAGCATGATGCTCTAGTTTCTTATTGTTACAACTCAGGTAAAGCAGGATGTAGAAAGGCTCTAGAGTTAGCTGCTAAAGGAAATAAAAGAGCTGCTTCATGGGTAATGAGACAGAAGATTAATAAGGGCTTGAGGTCGGAGCAGGGCTTAAGAAATAGGCGTAATATAGAGGTAGGTTTATTAATGAAGCCTGTAACCTACTCAGAGTGGTATTTTACAGCTTTTAATAAATAGGAGGAAAGGAAAATGATCGAATTAAATTTAAGCTATGAACAATCTAAAAAAATATTAGAACTGGGGTATGACTTTAGCGAGATTTGTGATTTTGCATGGGTTGTTCTAGATGCCGTCAGCGAACCTAAATTGGCTTGCTTTAATAATTCATCGATTCAGTATTTTTTGCTAAATAATAAAGTCTATGATTTTCAAGCAGCATTAACACGAGAAGAACCGATAGAAATTATCCCAATAATCCCCAAAGCTGCATTAGAAGAGTGTTTACCAACTTTAGTTTTATCCGTGTGTCCAGGTATATATCCATACCATGAATATAATTTCACCACAAAATCAAATGAGGAAAAGACTAGTTTAACTACTTATTTTGAAGAATATTATGATTGTTTTGTGGAATACAAGAATTTTAAATCAGCATATGAAGCTTTCCTGTGGTGCCACGAAAACTACCCAGAAGAGCTTAAAGAAAAATTTGATGAGGTGCTGAAATGAGAGAAAGAACTACTGAAAGAGGGTTTGGAGTTTATGTTACCGGTAAAGATGTTTATGGAAACGAGCTAAGCGTAAAACAGTCGAGTTTAGCAAGCGAATCCGCAGTAAGGATTTACGCCGATAACCCAAACGGGAGAATAGTCAAAAACTACAGAGGGGAAGAATTCCCTTTGGCAGATTGTATTCATGTAAATAAGGAAGGTGCTGAGTTAATCATCAAAGGTTTGCAGGCGTGGCTTGAGGAGGAAAGGAAATGACCCTATCAAAACAAAAAGAACTTTTAAGAAAGTTAGTTAAAAAAATAGCTCAAGGAAATTTAAAAAGGATTTTAGAGAGATGAACCCAGAAAAAAAAGAAGTACCTAATTTCAGACCTGATCATTATACTTCACTGCCTTTTAAATTGGACGAAGTACAAGAGACTATAGCTGAGAATTGTTTTAAAGTTACCAACGATTTTAGAAAATCTATGTGGGTCAGCTTCGCTTTAAAGCATTTAGGGAGGCTAGGATTAAAGGACGATGTAAATTTAGAGCTTAAAAAAGCTGAAAATTATTTACATAAAGCTCGTACTGGAGAATGGTTAAATGACTGATTTTGAACAAAAATTCCCTTCTTTCACTCAACTAAAAAAATCAGAAACAGAAGAAGCTTATGGATTTAAAGATAAGTTGGATGCTCAAATGTTTGCTTGTCTTGCTAGGAGACAAGGTAAAGAGGTCTCCATCACTCCTCGCAGGTGGAGAAGGAATTATTGGGTTATTATTAAATCATGAAAGTCGCTAGAATTACTCCATTTGATGTCATTAATGATCTTGAGATTGCTGGCTATGACCCTTTAAGAGTCAAATTAAAAAAAGGCTTAATCGTTTCAGTTAAAGAAAATTTTGATTCATTTGAGGAAGAAATATATATTCCTCGTGGTTGGTCTTCTGATGGAGCTTCTGTCCCTAAATGGTTCCAGCCTTTAATTGGTGAGGCAGTTACTAAGGATTTTATGATTCCTGCTATAGTTCACGATTACCTGTGCGTAATGAAAAATAAATCTCAAATGTTTACACATTCTCTTTTTAGGGAATTACTTAAGATTGAAGGCGTGCCGTTTTGGAAACGTCAAGCTATGTTTATCGCTGTGTTAGCTTGGAATAAGAAAAGGAATCCTGAATGGAAATAGAAGAAGAAATTAAGCAAAGAAAATATTCCGTGCTTTAGATGCTCTCGAAATCGAAAATCGCAACTATTGGTATCTTCGTGATCGCATGGAACATTCGATTGTACAGAGTTCATGGGGCATGATGGAACAAAGAAGAGAAATTAAAAAGCTTGAAAAAAAATTAGAAGAAAAAAATGGAAATAGCAACTGACCTAAGACAGTGTTATGTTTTAAACTGGATTCAACATTTTATTTATTGGTATGGATGAAAACTTTAAAGAGTTAATTGATGATTTAATTGATTTGCTAGAAGGCAATATCGACTATAATCCTGCGTGGGATGAAGAACTAATCAATAATTTACCTGATTACTTAGCTTAATCTTAACTATCATCAGGTATAACTAAAGAGATCATGAAAAAACCCTGCACTGCCCCCAGCCTTGCAGGGTTTTTTATTTTTGAAAGTCTATTAATGGTAAAATTCTAATGTTACTTGGTTTTTACCACAAGCGAGGAGTCTAGCCGACCCCTCTTTTTATTTTGTTAAACTATTTCGCTATAGTTACCTTCTTTGCCAGCTATAGCTTTTTTACCCCAAAATAAGGCAGTCTCCAAGTTAGTTTTAAATAAACTTTTTTCGCGTCCTTCTGCCATTAAACTTTCTACTTTATCAACGGCTTCTTTTAGCGTGTCTTTAAATATCGCTACTTCTGAAAAACCTTCTTCTGTTAATTTGTGTGTTTCAAACATTCTTCAATTATACACGCTATGTCACTGGATTGCTTGATCGTTTTCCCGACATCGGGAATATGATCGGAACATAGTCTATGATTAGGTTGTGCTATTGCGTGTCGTTGGAATTTTTAAAGTAAAACTCTAAAGACTTCATATCGAAATATGTTTCTACTCGAGAATATTTAAAATTATTAAATCTCTTAAAATCAATACCGCAAATTCTCATAAGTACATGAGGGAACTTGCAAGCAAGAATTTTATTGAGATGGGGCGGTGAAATGGTTGGGATACAAAAATTAGCTATACGACAGACACTCTTGCTAGTGCTGATGGTGTGAATCTGCTTTAAGGGGTAAAATATAAACATGCAATATAGAATCTCTAAATATTTTTGGTATTCAGAAATTGGGAAATCAGCTTTTGCTATCAGAAATAAAATTCCTAACACTCCACCTAAAGAGGTAGTCGATAACGCAAAAGCTCTAGCCTTAAACATTCTTGACCCCGTAAGAGAATTTCTAGGCTCTGCTCTTGAGCCGCAAAGCTGGTACAGATCACCTGCACTTAACTTTGCAGTAGGTGGCTCCAAGGACTCTCAACACATAAAAGGTGAAGCAGTGGATATGGAACATCATTCTGTATCAAATTACAGACTAGCTGAGATCATTAACGAGATATGCCCTAGTTATGACCAGTTGATCTTAGAATTTTATAACCCGAAAGACCCACGCTCAGGATGGGTGCATGTTTCTTGTAAAAAAGATTTGAAGCTGAATAGAAAGCAGCCATTGATTTTTGATGGAAAGAAATATACTCCATTGGTTTTTAAAAAATGAAATACCTTTTCTTTTATATTCTTAGTTTTTCTTTTTGTTTTTTTGGACTTCATGGTTTTTTTGTACCATCCTTCTTTACCGCTCTTGCGGTTACGCTATTAGGGCTATTAGGATCTTGGCTTAAAAAAGATCGGAATCATCCCTTGACGTAGGAAAAAATATTAGCTAATATTAAATACATGGACGTATTTAGCTTTTTTGAAAAATTCCCTACAGAGCTTTCAGTAATTGAATACTTTATTGGAGTTAGGTATCCAGATGGAGTTACTTGCCCTCATTGTGGAGCTGTTAAATACAAGATTTACAGAGAGCCTAAATATCCTAAGATATTTAACTGTAAGAACTGTTTTAATACGTTTTCAATATTCAAAGACACAATCTTTGAAAAGTCTGATACAGACTTAAGAAAATGGTTTTACGCTATCCATTTAATGCTTAACTCAAAGAAAGGAATATCTGGATACCAGTTACAGAGAGAAATTAAAGTAACTTATAAAACAGCATGGAGAATGCTTAAGAAGATCAGGGAAGCTATGAGCAATGAAGACTTAGAGCTTTTCAGAGAAATATCGGAAATAGATGAGACTTATGTAGGTGGTAAGCCTAGAAAGCAATCCAAGAAAGATGATGACAATGATAAGCCACAAGGTGGATTAAGAGGCAGAGGAACTAATAAAACTCCAGTTATAGGTATTGTTAATAGAGCTTTAAACAAGGTAGTTGCTAAAGTAGCTACTATGAATGAAGAGGGTAAAAAGCTTTCAGGTAAACAGCTTATAGCTTTCATTAAAGAGACTGTAGAAGCTGAAAGCACTATTTACTCTGATGAGTTTACTGGTTACAGTCAAGTATCTAAAAATGGTTACAACCATGAAAGAGTAGATCACAGCAAAGAATATGCGGTAGGTAGTATCCACACAAATTCTATAGAATCCTTCTGGAGCGTATTAAAGAGAGGTATAATAGGTATATATCATCATGTAAGTACAAAATATTTACAGCTTTACGTAAATGAGTTTGCTTTTAGATGGAACAATAGAGAGTCTAAGGATATGTTTGGATTAGTTGCTAAGCAAAGTATCATTCCTTGAAGTAATAAAGTACAATTTGTTTATGGCTAAAGCACCAGTAGAAGCAGATACACGATACATAATTGATAAAAAGCTTGAATCTCTTAACTGGTATTTACATGGGGGGGGTAGGAATGTTTACTTTGAAAATCCTAGAAGTGAAACAGAGAACAAGAAGCTACAAGGCAAGCATCCAGATTACATACTGTATTCAAGCGAGAGGGATTTAAACCACCCAATAGCAATAATAGAAGCTAAAAGACCAGGTAGGGATTTAAACGAAGCTTTAGAACAAGGACTTGGTTACGCAAAAAAACTTAATAGCCCTATTGTTTTTGCAACAGATGGAGTATTTTACAAAACAATCCATCAAAAAACTAATCAAGCATTATTACTTAATGGTGAAGAGTTAGACGAACTTATCAGAGAGTCCTTAGCTCTTCAATATTTAGACAAGCATGAAGTCTCTACTGTTCCAAGAGAAGTTCAAATATCTAGAGTAGATTTAATTAATATTTTTACTGAAGCAAATGATGATTTAAGGAAAGTTGGCTTGAGGGCAGGCATAGAAAGATTTAACGAATTTTCCAATCTATTGTTTTTGAAATTATTGTCAGACATTGAAGCTTTGAAAGACGAACAAGGTTTTAAATCAGAAATACCAAAGTTTGCTAGATGGAGTAATTTTAGAGAAATTAAAGATAATGATGAATTGTTAGAAAACCTCAATAAGGTTGTATTGCCCAAACTAAATAAATTATATGGAGAAAATAGCGTTTTACCTAAAGAGCTAGGAATTAACAATGGAAAAATTGTTAGAAGTATTGTAGATAAATTAGACCCATTAATTCTCACTGCAATTAACATGGATGTAAAAGGTGATTCTTTTGAACATTTTTTAAAAGCTACAACCTCAACTAAAAATGATTTAGGTGAGTATTTCACACCTAGACATATTGTCAAGACTATGACGTGCTTAATTAACCCTCAATTTGGTGAAACTGTATATGATCCTTTTTGTGGTACTGGTGGAATGTTAATACAAGCGTTTAAGCATATTTACGATAATATGTCTAAATCTGAGCTGAATGACCCAGAACATTTAAAGAGGCTTAAAAAGTATAGTATTTATGGCAGTGAAATAACAAATACAGCCAGAATAGCAAAAATGAACATGATCTTATCGGGTGATGGTCATAGTAATATTACGCAGACCGACAGTCTAAACCCAGACAAAGTATCAAAAAAACATGGCGAATATGATGCAATTATAAGTAATATTCCATATTCCCAACAAACTGAATATGGGCAAAGATACCCAATCCCTAATAATAATGGTGATAGTATTTGTGTTCAACATTGCATTAATGCTTTAAAAAAAGGTGGAAGAATGGCTTTAGTTGTTCCAGAAGGTTTTATGTTTAGAAAAGATTTGAAAAAAACTAGAGAATGGCTTTTTGATAATTGCGATGTTCAAACAATTGTATCACTGCCACATGGTGTATTTTTACCGTACACAGGAGTTAAAACTAACATTATGTATTGTAAAAATGTTCATAAACCAGTTAAACCCAATAATGTATTTTTCTTTGAAGTAATTAATGATGGCTATTCCTTAGATAGTAAAAGAATTAAATTAACAGAAATTAAAAGCGATATTAAGGATTTTGAATCTAAATGCTCAATTACAAACGAAGAACACGTTAATTTAATTGGTGGTTTTGATATTATCCCTAGAGCCGAAATAAAACGTAAAGGGTTTACATTGATTAACTCTTTTTATCAAAACAGGGATTCTGAGTGTGATCTTAATTTTGTAGAACTTGGAGACTTAATTAAATTAACTCGTGGCTTTTCATACAAAAGTGTTTATTTAAGCCCTATTGATTTTGGTATTCCAATGTACAACCTAAAATCTATACAAAAAGGATATAAGTACGTGCCAAGTTTTAAATACATTAAAAAAGATACAGAAATAAAAGATCGCTACATGGTAAAAGAAGGAGATTTACTTGTAGCCATAACAGATTTAACGCCAACGTCTGAGATTATTGCTAGAAGTATAATAGTAAAAGAAGAAGGTGCATTTTCTATGGATTTAGCAAAAATTAATGTTATTAGCAATTCCGTACTTAAACAATATCTACATATAATATTTCACGCAGAATCATTTTTAAAAGAAGCAAGGCGTTTTTCTACTGGAACGAATGTAAAGCATTTGGATTTGGACAATTATCTATTTTTAAAAATACCAGTTCCCCCTGTTAAAGAACAAATTAAATTAATAGAAGAATTAGGGGAAAAAGATAAAGAAATTATTGAAAAAGAACAAGAAATTATTAATATTAAAGAAAATGTAAATAAAAGTCTCAATCGTCTTTGGGTAGATAAATAAGAGCACCATAATTTCATAATACTATAAATTCCTACGCCAAGGGATGATTCCGAAAAAGATTAAAAAAAAGCCCTCAAGAGAAAAATTAAAAACTTGAGGGCAGAAGGATTCGGAATGAAAAAAATAAGTCACTTATAAAAGGTAACCTATAAATATACATAAATTATTATAACCTAAAAAGTTAAAAACAAGTTATCTATTTCCAAATTTTCCACGCCAAATCGTAACAGTACCACCTTTCTTAACTAATTCACAAAGCCCGTAACCTTTTAAAATTTGATTAATCCCCACGATAGAGGCAGCCGTAATTTCAGGGAATTTTTCTTTCATTAATCTTTGAATTTCTTGCATTGCTATAGGCTCATTGCCTCTAGCCTGATAAATTTCAGTTAAAGCCTTAGTTTGAGCTTGTCTTGAATTTCGTTTATTAGAGACCAAATGATCCCAATTTCGAGGGATAGAATCATCATTTAGAGCTTCACACATGCTCAAGAACAAATCAGGTAATTCCCTGAAGATCGAATCTCCGTATCGTTTTTTGGTTTCCTCGATTAAAGCGTAATAAAATTCTTCTGAATATTTCTTTTTTCTTTTCGTTCCCAAATCCTGCAAAGGTAAATTCATGTAAACTATTATATGCTTATTGACTTGAAAAGCAAGATGGAAGATAATTAAAATCATGAAAAAATCAAACGGTTATACTAAAGGATTACCAAAAAAGACTGATAAACCTGCACCCAAAAAAGGTGGAGTTAAGATTAGAACTAAAGGTTGCTAACTTTTTTTAGCTTCTAAACTGATAATAGATTTGGCATTGTGCTTAATATCTGCTTGCATTGGAGTAAGTAGATTTTTTATTTCGCTTAAATCTTTAGCTATTTGAATAAAATTAGTTGTCATTCTTTCATTCATAATTCCAAGTGTGATTTTACTTTCTTGGTGTTCTTCTTTGAGTTTTTCGCAGGAAGTCTTTAAAGTCGAAATATCGTATTTATTTAGTTCAGCTTGTTTTTCTAGTGGAGCGATTCTTGCATTTAAAATAAATTTAAAAACCATCCAGCCAAAAGTTAAAATACCGACTAGAGCGGCATAAAAATTAACATCGCTAAAAACAATTTCAAAACCATTCATAATATTGTTTCAACAATTAAACCCCCAAATTGGCAATTTCTCGCAACCGCATCAATCGTCAACAATCCTAAAATAGCCTTTAAAGCAGTTAAATTACTTATTTTTTGAGGCATTATCCTTCCTAATATAATCGCCAGATAAATCCATAGCCATTATTTTAAGTTTACTCCATGTATTTTATAATAAAAGTATGAGCTTATCTGATCTTTTAAATAAGATAAAAAAAATTCCTGTACTTAAAGAAGCAGAAGAAAAAGAATTAAATTTATGGCTCGCTCGTTCCGAATTATCAAGAATTGATTACGAAAAAATTTTAATTTATCATAACCTTAGATTGGCTAGGCATATTGCGAATCGTTTTGTAGATAGAGGTTATGAACTAGAAGATTTAATTTCAGAAGCGGTAACAGGTTTAAGGCGTGCTGCTGAAAAGTTTGATGCAAGTTTAGGGTATCGATTTAGCACTTACGCTGGGCAGTGGATTAATCAACGCATCCAAAAATTCATGCAATCATCATCTACTATTAAAATTCCTGTTTTAAAATATTATGCTATTCAAGAATTGCATAGTCTTTTAAACATAGAACCATTAGAAATCATTAGAGAGAAACTTAAGCTTTCTAAAAAACAATTTGATAAATTATATCAAGCTTACTCTAGCCAACTTATAGAATCTATTGATGTACCCATAGGGGAATCTGAACCCTTGAAGGAAAGTATCCCTGATCTTCATAGAGATTATGATGATCTTGCTGATAATGTAAATTATTTTTTATCACAAATTCCTGCTAATGAACAAGCAATAATGTTAAGTTTTTTAAACCAAGAAATGAATAAAACTGAATTATCTAAACTTTACAACTTAACCTATTTTGAGTTGAGTAAAATCATTAATCGCAATTTAGATTTTTTGAAAGAGTCACTGCGTGGAGATTATGAGGCGTTAAGGTGTTGATTCAAAAAATCTCAATGTACCACCAGTGGTTTCTTGAATTACAGCTATGTTTGTGACATTGGAATTTATGCCAAAACTATAAACCGTACCTGCTGCTAAATAAGTATCTGCTGTAGTAGCTACTACGGTACTATCACCTGCCCTAATAAAACATGGTTGAGTTGCTACCATCCCTGCTAAAATTCTTGTATTTGCGTTAAATGCTATTGAATTTATTGCACTTGTACCAGTAAAGTTTATCGAATGTGCCGTTCCCCCAAGTATCGCTACTGGTGTTCCTGTTGTTCCTCTAGGATTAATGCCGCTCATGGTTTAAGTTTATCTCTTTCCGCCGTTTTTATTTCTTGGGAATGATCTGTTTTGTGATTTAGATTGAACTCTTAAGTTTGATTTGGAATTATCGTGAGGATTACCGTTCTTGTGGTCTATGTCCTTTCCATCTCCTTTACTAACCTTGCCTTCTGCCTGCATCTTTCTTCTAGCAGCGTTGCGTGAAGCACGTTTTTTAATTTGATCGGGTTTGCCCTGATAATTTTGGTACTCTCTCTTGTAATCTCTTTTTTTATCAGCCATGATTAATCTTTGAAGCCGCCCTTTTTATCTTTCATTTTCTTATATGTTTTCGGGTCTATCGTAGATTTACTTTTGGGTCTAGAAATCCCTGCTTTTTTTCTTTTGTTAATATTCCCGTACAAACTATTCTTTTTCATATTTAAAACCTATCTTTTAACCAGTCTGCAAAATCCCAATACATCTCTTTTATTTTCCATTTTAGTTTGTCTAATTTAGTTACCTTAGAATGAAGAGGAGAAAGTTCAATTTCCATTCTAGGCTCAGAAAGAAGTTGCTTTTCCCAATTAACAAAAATTTCGTGCATAATCTAATATCCTAACTCTTCTTCTAGTTCTGTAAACATTTTTTTAAGTTCTAAATTTATTGGGTCAGTGCTTTTCCAAAAATTCTGTACTTCTTCTAATGCTTCGTAAGGGCTTAGTTTTAGTTCTGGGTTATTTACTGTGAAAAAAGGTAACTCATTCATATTTAAAACCCTAACATTTTTATTTTTTTATGCAAATGGATCTCCTATATATTGTAAATAACCTGCTCCAAGTAATGGGAAAGGGAATCCCCCATTTGTTCCATTAATACCAGTTCCAGTTTTCGCCCCAGCCGTTCCTACATTAGCTGTAATCGTAGTCCCTGATCCACTAAAAGCTTTAGCATAAGCGACAAATAAACCGCAATGACCACCACCGCCAGAACCACTATTAGCACCACCACCAGCAGCACCATTACCGCCAGATACGTTAATTGTTCCGCCTGGATAAGTAATATTATTAGCTATGCAATATAGATAACCGCCATGACCGCCACCATGACCACCGTTAGCACTCACTGTAGCGTTAGTTCCATTTAAAGTAATATTTCCATTAATAATTATGTTCTTAGCTATTAAAATAACGGCTGATCTTATCGTATTTCCTCTTGTACCCCCAGCACCACCAGATAAATAACCACCTGGAGCACCAGCATCAGCCGTCCCACTAGATGGCTCATTGCTATCCATTTGCGGCTCTCCTGATGAAGCTGTAGCTGCAGTAGGACCACCATTAGAGTTTTGAGTTGGGGTTACGCCTGCATTAGTTCTTTGAGCGTGATTATATGGATAACCTAGGAAAACTCCGCCAACATTCGTATCAGCATAAGCAGCACCTGTATCATTCGCTGATATAATGCCATTGCCACCTATGGTAATAGTATTTGCTGCACGAATTACATTAATCGTATTCGGTCTAACCGTCATTTGGTGAGCAGCATTAATAGTAAAATTTCTTACCGCTACTTCATAAAGTTTAATTCTGCTTCTTGGAGCAGAACCAAAAGAAAAATTACCTGTTGAAGAAAAATCTCTAGCTGCATTGCTTATCTTAGGTAACTGTAACGGGATTAGTTTATTATCCCACTCCGTCTGTAAATCAGTAGAAGAACCAAAATTAGAATATCCTACACCTTGTACTGGAGGAAGAATTAAAAAATTTCCACCACCTAAACTACGAAAATCATTCCAATCACTCATGCTAAAACCCAGCCTCTTGTTGAATCATATACTAAATATGCAGTTGCGTATGCAGTGCTAATCGTCATATCTTCCGCTAAATTCATTATCAATGAACCATTCCGATTAACTGTTATTGCATTAGTTCCACATCCACCCGTAATATCAACTATCCCTACTCTCATTCCTACGGTTGGAGTTGCAGGTAAAATTACAGTAAAAGCAGCACTGCTTGAATCACACTTATATCTAGTCCCATCGACAGCCGTAAATCCAGAAGTTCTAGTCGTTGAATCTGTAACGAAACTGATTCTTTGCCAAGTCCCATCACCACGTAAATAAGTTGATGAAGTGCCGCCAGCAGGAACATTTCCAGCCGCAAAAGCTACACCATTAACATAACCTTTAGAAGCTATCTCAGTATCAGTAGAACCATCTGCATAACGCACCTTTCCTGTACCAGTACAATCTAAAGTTATATCCCCATTTAAAGCTGTTTCGTTAATTGTATTAGTTTTAATTGTTGTAAAACTTTGTAATGCACTATATATACTAGCCACATTAAGTTGAGGCATTTGATCTGTTAAAACATTGATAATCGTAATTAATTGACCAAGTAAATAACTATAGTTAGCATTAGCATCTACAGCATCAATAAAATTACCAGCACCATTACTAAAAGTAGTTAATGAGCTAGAAGATGGTATTGAAAGATTGCTTTTATCTGCCACTCTATTTTAAGTTTACTCGATTTCAATAACCTCTAAGCCTTCGCAATTCCTCTTCTCTTTCGTTTTTTTCTTTGGCTTTTTTTTCTTTTTCTATCGCTTTAATTGTTCTTTCGTATTCCTTTTGCCCAGCAGGAGTATGAGCATATAGAGTTTTACCAGCGATAGGGATTGCATTGAAAAGAGTTCTAGAAGTGAATGGATCATATTCTTCCCCCTTCCTGCCTGCTTTAGCCGCCTCGTTGTAATCTTTTTCAAAATCAGAAAATATCCTGAAAGCTGGAGTTATCATACTACTTGCTGCCGTTATAGGGCCTTCTTTTTTAAACTTGTAAAGCGTATAAGGAGTAATAAAAGGAAGATATGTTTGTAATGCTGCTTCTGTGATTCTTTCTTCCATAGATTGATATTCTTCGCTTGTTTTACCAGTAAGCATATCTATTAAGTAATTCGTGCCGTAATTCGCCCCACCAACTAAAACACCTAGAGATATAGCATTGCGAATAGCTAAACTTGCTTCTTTTGTATTTTTCGCATTTACTCCTTCTTTTGCCATTGAGTTTACAGATTTGAGGAATTTACTATATACATCGTTCTTAACTAATTGAAATTGCTTTAAACCAAAACTTTTTAAAGTATAGAAGAAACGCATATTCGGATTATTCAAATATGCTTTAGGTAAGTCAGCTAAAGATGTAACTTGCGTTCCTGCTAGTCTTTCAAATAAAGCTAAACCAATATTCATATCATCGTATGAGTCTTTAACACTTTTAGTCCTAAAAGCTTGCACCATCCTGTTGGCTTCATCAGTACCAAATAAAGCCTGCAAGTTAGTGTACTCTCTTTCAAATGCTTCGCCTTTACCTTTTTTAAATACTTTTTTAAAATGATTAAAACTTGAATTAAGATTAACTTCTTGCATAAACTTATTCATCGCTTTAAAGCTAGAAACTTTTAAATACATTTCCGTAAGACCACGGATCACAGAAACATCTTGTTTATAATCTACGCCGATTCTTTCCACGGCTACATCTAAAGTTTTAATTCCTTCTGGGGTTAATGCTTGCCCTAAACCTTTAATAGTATTCAGAACTCCATTTCTGTAAGCTGCCATTCCTATTTCAGTTAATTGCTGTACTGACGATCTAATATCATTCAACGCACCTAAAACACTAAAATCTTTTGCGAACCTTCCAAGCTCTACTGGTTTTCTAGTCCCTTCAATAAATAACGCTCCAAGTGCATTTTTTAGTTTCACTACATCGGCATTGGTAATTTGACTATTAGCTAACATTTCATTAACGTAAGTGCCTATATTGTCTTGTAAATTGTTGGTCTCTCCCTTGCCAAAGAATTTTCTAACTTCAATATCTTGAACTGAACGCTCAACATAATTTTTCATTACAGCAAATGGATCTTCGTATAAATCTGTATAATATCTATCTTTGTTTGTTTTAGTGTTTTTATAAGTAAGTGGATCTCTACCAGTCTCTTCTTGTAATTTACCTAAAAGTCCTTGCATTGCTCCTGTTCTTTCTTTGTAATTACCAGAAACAGGAATACCGCCCTTAGCTCCACGATAACCACTTAAAAACTTATCTAGTAGCTCTGTTTTTTCCATCTCACTTAATTCATGCCCTAGTCTTTGCTTCTCTTGGGCTAATGCTTTATCAAACTCTCCACGTTCTATAGGCGTTATATTTAATATGGATCTCCATTCTTCAAGTTTATTTTTCTTAACAGCCGTTGGCAGATAATCTTGACGGAAACCAATTTCCCTACCTGCCGCCGCTATCTCTTCGTGGAGATCATCAAATACCTTGAAAACTTCCTCGATCATCTCTACTAATGGCTTATTCATTTCTGAATGGAAATCACGTGCGGTATCTTCTGCATCAAAAAACTTGATAGGAATGTTAAATAAAGGTGGTAACTCTTTATATGTAATCCCTTTGTCGCTTGCTTCTTTATCTATTTTTGCGGACAATTCCCTTAACGCATTTCTATCTTGAGTTAGAAAATAATAATCAAATAACTGTTTAGTTGCCTTATCATTACGAGTAAACTGATTAAATTTCGCTTGAAAATTAGCAATAGGAGACATTTTGTCATTGACTCTTTTTGAAGCTATGTAGAAAAGCTTTCTTATTTCTCCAGCGATTCGCATGTCAACTTCTTTAATTTTGTCAATTGTAGGTTTAATAAAATCATTTAGGTAATCTTTAGCACCGACTAAAGCTTTCATTACAGGATTATCACCTTGATAATCAGATTGAACACTAATATTTTCATCGACTGGTATTTCTCTGATTTTTTCTTTACTTGGTACTTCTGTTCCTGTTTTAACAAGCTTAATGTTTTTACCTTGATAAGCTTCAGGGTTACTCTTTGATGCAGCTTGGTCATATACCCTCTGCATATCACTAAAGAATGTTTCTGCCGTTTTTAATGTTGTTCCTGTTGGACTTTCTGCTAAATCAGATGAAGTAGGTGGGTTAGCTTCAAGTCTTAATTTTGCTAATTGAGAATCAATCTCATTTAGCTCCTCTGCTGCTATCATTCGATCTACTTCGATATCATCAGCATTGCGTAAAACAGGGGTCTCAAGACCCATCTTTTCCCTGTATTCTTTAAGAGCATCTTTCTTAAATTGACGGCTTAATTGTTTTTCTTTTTTCTTCTTTAATGTTTCTGTACGCCTATTTAGATAATCTATTTTATCTTTAATGTCTTGTTCTAGCTTTTGCTGTTGCTCTAATAAAGATTGTTTTCTTGCTTGGTAATCAGATATAGCTTGATTCCTGTTTGCATTTGTTACAGATAATCTATTGTCTATATCTGATCTAACTGCGTTGTACTCATCGTCTATCGCTTTTAATTTTTGTTCTTTGATTTGTTGTTTTTGTGCTTCTATATCTTGCAAGCGTTTCGCTTCTGCATCTGCTCTTAATTTATTTATTTCGGCTTGCTTCGCTTCTAGTGCCTGTTGTTGTTTTGTCTTAACAGTCTCTATCTGCTGATTAACTCTTTCTTTTAGTTTTGCTACTTTTTCGGCATGACGTTTTTTATAATTATCAAATTTAGTTTTAGCTCTAGCCTCCCTTGCTTCTGCCGCTCTGCGAGCAGGTTCATATTTAAAACTTATAAGAGAAGCTTGTTGTGCTAAAAAATCTTCGTATGATTGCTTTGCTTGATCTAACTGTTCTTGAAGTTTAATGGCGTTATCTTTAGCTGCCTGCTTAATGTTTGTGATCTTGACTTTAGCTTGAGAGCTTAAGTCTTTTTGGAACTTATTAAATTCAATATTTGTTTTTTGATCTAATCCCGTTGGTTTTATTGGTGGTTCTTGTTGAGCCGTAAGCCTTAATCTTTCTGATTCTAAAGCTTTTTCTGCATTTGCACTTGTGGTACTAAATTTGTTTGCCGCCTGTTCTTCTATTTGCTTAATTTTTTCTAAACGTACTCCGTCTAGTCCTTGAATCTTTTTATTTAAAGCTGCTACTGCACGATCAAACTTTTTCTGTACTTGATCTGTTTTCTTTTGTTTACTTGTCGAATCCGATAACTTGTTAAGTTGTTCAATGGAATTAGAATAATCTTTTTGAATACGCTCAAGCTCTTGTGTATAAGATTCTCGTTGTTGTTTAATCTTATTATCAAGATTGTTTATTTTTTTTATTTTATTTTTTTCAATTTGAATTTTATTTTTTTCGTTTTCAGTTTTAGTCTTTTCTTTAAAAAGATTAAATTCCTCTTCGTAATTTTTTGGATTTACTAAAGGTGTTTCTGCTGTAACAGGCGGAGTCTCTTCTGGAATTTGAATAGGCTCAGATTCAGCCTGCTTTTTTGCACGTTGGTATGAATCATTAACCTGCTTTTGTTGTTTTGTTAAATTCTTTTCTTCTAAATCAAATGGCTTAGTGAGAGTGCGTTCCTGCTTATCTATTTCTGTTTTCTGTTTAACTAAAGTTTTAGTTTGCTGTTCAGTTGCTTTTTTTGTCTCAGCAATTAATTTCCCTTGATCTGCGTCTATTTGCTTAAATGCTTTTTGCTTTTCAGACTCATACATTTCATCTAGCAAAGAAACATTTTCTTTAGTTTCCTGCTTTAAACCTAAGCGTGTTTGTTCTTCTGTTAATTTAGTTTGTCTTTCTTTTGTTAATGCTCTCTTTTGCATTAAGTCAGATTCTAGTTTTTCATATTTTAACGCTGCCGCTTCTTTTGCCGCTTGTGCTGCCGCTTCTTCATTGGCTACTTTAGCTTTATAAGCTGCGACATTACGCTTATTAATTGCTCTATTTGCTTCAGCAATGCCTTGTATGGCTTCTTTACTATTCCCCCTATAAATAAAACCTTCTTTGCCTTCGCTTATTCTTGTTGCTTCTCTTGCCGCTTGCCTACCGTAGCTTTTAGTTAAAGCTCCAGCCCCTTCAACCGCACCACCAATTAAAGCATCTAGCCCTAAATTTAAAGCTAAGTCCGTAGGATTAATATTCCCCTCATCATCAGTTGAAGCAGCTAAAGCAAGCGGTGAACCAGCTACAACATTTCCTGTAGTACCTGCCACAAATCTTCCAACTGCTGCTTTTGCTGCTGTATCTGTTAATCCTTTAGCTGTTAATGATTTAAAAATATTTTGTGCGACTTGTCCTTCTGCTGCTGCAAGTCCAATACCTTTATAAAAGACTCCACCACCAGCTAAAGAACCTGCCACTGTACCAAGCCCAGTAGGTAAATCTTTAAATCCTTCTCCTTCCTGTATGCCAGTTACATCACTAGCTAAATCTCGGATGAATTTACCACCTTGTGCTAATCCACCAGCTAAATCAGCTTTTCCCAGTGCTTGTTTAACATCTTTTCTTGCACCGAATGAAGATATGTTTTTTAAAGCTTCTGGAGTCTCTAATATTAATGCAGGTAACTCTGCTGCTCCCTTTAATGCACCAGCTATAGTTTTACCAGCTACAGGAACGCTTCTTATGGCATCTCTAATTGCTTCTTTAGCAAAACCACCTGATTTAATATAGTCTGCATTGATTTTAGGCAATACCTCTTCTATTGTTACTTTGCCTTCCCTAACCTGATTTATTACATGATTCTTTGCCTGATCTACCAATAAGGGATCAATCGTTTTAGACTTTATATCATTCACTATGCCTTCTATTGTCATTTCAGGTTTCTAAATGCTGCCTCTAATGCCGCAGCATCTTGTGCTGCTTTAGATGAAGTTTGTTGTGCTGATGGAATAATCCCTTGTCTTGCTGCTCTTATTCTCGCTGCTTCTTCTGGAGGTACTCCAATCTTTGTACCTTTAGGGAAATTGTAACCTTGTGCCTTTGCTGCTGCATAAGCCTCTGGAGTTAAAGCAGTTCTACCTTTGAAAACTCCTTGATTTACTGTATTCGTCCACTTAGTAGGAGCAGTACCAGCACCAATCATGCTTTGAATAGCTCCCCTGTCTATACCAGCTTGATTTAGTATTGGCATATTTACACCAGTCTCAAGAGTATAAGCTTCCCAGTTTTTTTCATTACCAAGTTTTTTAGCACGATCTTGATTTAATTTAACATCAAAAGGTAAATCAGGTTTACCACCATAACCACCACTGCGACCAACACTAGGAAATAATCTTTTTAATTCCTTTTGTTGCTCAAATTTTAATCTTTGCAAATCCATGTCTCCACCATATTCTAGCTCATGTCTGTAATTAGCTAATTCTTTATCATTAGCTAAACGCCCTGCTCTTTTAACTGCCTCTAAATCACCAAGTGCTGCATATTTCTGAGCCATTTGCTGTGCATCTAAATCACTCTTTAAGAAAGTAGTGCCTAACTCATTTAATTCACCAGTTGTAGGATCAACAAATCCACCATACTTCTCATAGCCCATGCCAGTTAAAGCTTCTTTCAGTGCTGTAGCTCTATCTTTTTTAATTTCTTTTTCTTGATATTCGTCATAAGCTTTATTAGCTCCGCCAATCGCTCCTGATAATATCTTCCAGCCTCTACCGCCTAACTTTTGCATAATTTATAACCCACCTGTTTGAATAAATCTATCTTTAGTTTGAATTGAAGCTAAATCTCTACCACGTTGGTCAAATCTGCCAGCTTCCCCAGTCTTGCCACGATATATAAATTCAGCCGCAGCAGGGTCAGTAAATCCACCATAAGCATTAGGAGAGATAATCCCAGAAATTAAACTACTAAATCCACCTGAACCTAATTGAGAGCCAGCACCAAGTAAATTTCTAAATGCTTGCCCTCTACGTGAAGCACGTGCATTTAAAATATCTTGTCTCATTCCTGCTTGGCTTGCCTCTAAATCTACTAAATTTCTACTTAACGGATCAAATGCCCCACGCTGTAAAGCTTGGTTAGTTAAATTAGAAGAGCTAAAACCACGTTGCGTTAAATCGCCCATTGTTCTTTGAAGGTCATCTCTTAAACTCTCTTGTACTCTGCGTCTGCCTGCTGTGTATTGTGAAGATAAATCTGCTTCATCTTGAGCAGTTAAACCTTCTTGATCCATTGAACCAGTAAGCTTAGAAAAATAATCTCTTAAATTCTGCTTATAGCCTAATGCACCCTTAACATCTTCTCCAATTAAAGAAGTTAAATCTCCCATCTCTCCAAGTATTCCACTTGTGTTTGCAATATCTTGCCCTCTTAATTCATCGCTTGGGGTTGTTAAAAAAGGCTCTTCAGCGGTGTTTACATATTTGCCAGTTGCAGGGTCATATTCATAACCAGCACCAGTTAAGGCTTCCTTGACGAGTCCTCTTCCTTTGTCTTTTAATTCACCTTTTCTAAATCTTTCAATAAATTGTTTTTTTTCTGCTTCTGTTTTTCCCGCTAAAGCCTCCGAATTATAAATAGCTCTAATCTTTTCATTCCGTATTTCTTTTTTGGTTTGTGGAGTAAATGTACCAACGCTAACACCAGTACCCGAAGTTCCAGTACCTTTAAGAATACCGCTCCCTTTTCCAAAACCAGATTTAATATCGCCACGTGCTTTATTGATATCTGCTTCTGTGATCCCTGATGAGAATGTTGGAGTTGTGGCATCAATAGCACCCTCTGCTGCACCGCCCAACATGTCGCCAATTGCACCACCAACAGGGCCACCTACCGCAGTACCAATCCCAGTGCCGATAGCCGAACTAATACCCGAAGTCTTAACATTCCCCGAAGAATTAGCCACAATACCACTAGAACCACCTTTTTTAGCCATATATATTAAGTATAATCCTACTCTTTCCCCATCGTTTGAAAGTCTATAACGATAGAATCAATTACTACATCTTCCGTGTCAGAAGTATGCTCAATGAATAATTTTAAATACTTACCAGTTGGGTTTGTTGGGGTAAATCTTTGTGAAATAATTGGCAAGCCTGCACTTGATAGCCAGATATCAAGACCCCATTCAGCTTCACCCCAGAAGCTATTAGGTAAAGCAGGAATAACAATATCCTGCGTTCCTGATGCTCCATTCTCCCATGTATGTTTAATCTTTACAGTTGTGCCGCTTGTTGAACGTGCATTAACTGTAATATTGGTAATTTGTTTTGTATTATTTGGTTGCCCAAAATCTAAAGTAGCCATTTGATAAATAGACTTAATCGGATTGCCATTAAAACTAAATCCCTGATTAAGCTGCAAGAAAGCTTTATCTGTTACTATCACTAATTCGTTGGTGACTCTATCTAAATAAAACGATCTTAACTTTAGGATATTATCTTCGTCATCAAACTCTTTAATTAAACTCCATGCTTCGCTACTAGGTTGATCCCCATAACTTAAGATCAAGGCTTGATCTGGGTATCTTTTAGTTGATGAAGAAGGAAACCAAAACTGCAATTCACCTTTTAATGGGAAGTTAATTAGCCTTCCTCTTTTGAAAACTTCATTATCGTATTGTTGTAACAATGGGAATATCTTATGCGTTAAACCAAAAGGTTTAGCATCCTGAAAATTATCGGTGCTTGATAACTGAAATATTCGCCCTTGATTGCTTACAAAATAATGGTCGTTATCCCCTTTTGCTGCTACAAGATATTTGCTTAAACAACCTAGTTCACTATTTAAAACTTCAAAAGAAAAATGAGGTTGAGGATATGCTGTACCAGGTGGATTAATCCCTTGCACTACAACAATTTGATTATCACAATATATAATCAAGTTCTTATTGGACAAGATTTTTAAAGCGACTATTGGTCGAACAACAGGCATATCAACAAAAAACGCAATATCAAAATCCAAAGGATCATTAGAAGAGAAATTTGTAATATCCCCAATACGAGATATATATAATCTGCGTGGATATCTTTCATCTCCACCTAACCATATTCTGTTTGCGTGGAAAGCCACCACGGAAGGGAAGCCTACTGTACTTGCACTTGGATTTGCTGCGACAGCATAAGGACTTTCGTCTAAATTACCAGAAGCATTATTGTTATTGGTATAAACAGGAGGCCATGTAACAGTAGTTACAGTCTTTTTATAAATATATCTAGGTGCATTAGCTCCATCGACTAAAAAATATCCACCATTTGCTTCTACCCCAATCGGCTCACCAATGCTATGTAACCCCGTTCCAACAATTTCATAAGCTCCAGATACAGGATCGATTAAATATATATTTGGATAACTTACTCCGATAATAGAGTAATTTAATTCATCATCAGTATATACATCAACATAATCCCAACTAATATGACTAGGGAAAGAAAACTCAAAAAGATTTTTAAAGCCGTTAATCTTTTGTAATCCTGTTTGAGTAACGATTTCAAAGTTATATGCTCTTGGTGTTTCATTTAAAGGTAAAGCAATTTCAGCATCACGAAGATTTAAACCACCGCTAAAATCATTTATTAATAGGGTTTGTGTGGCTTCTACCAATTCCTATCCCTTGATCTAACTCTAAACTTTCTCCGACCTTTAACTTTTAGATTGAATTTATTTTTTATAATCGCTTTGTTTAAAGCTTCTTTTGCATCTATATCTAAAAGCTGTCTCCATTCTGCATCGCCTTTAGTTTTTCTTAGCCATGCGTGAGTAGCTAAAACTAAAGCTCTTTGAAAGCTAGTTGGGAATACTATATTGCTTGATATATTACTTGCTGTAATCCTAAGCATTTCATAGTTGTAAAATGCTTGTACTGTATAAACCGCATCAGGAACAGGAACTAAATTGACTATTCCTTCATCTACATAATAATGTAAAGGTCTGCCTTGATCTGTATTGATAAACTCTAATTCTTTAGCCTCAGTTTTAGAACGAGGCAGGATTTCAGAATAATTCTCACCTGCCTCAACTAAAACTAATTTAGTAATTAACTGCGGATCCCAGCCACTTACAGGAGCAGCTAATACGCCATTCCCTGCGACTGTTACTAAATTTTCTATAGGATTGTAAAAATCATAATCAGATGAAGATTCTAAAACCCATTGTACCGCTTGATTTACTGCCTGAATACCTTTGATAGCATTACCACTTGTTGAGGTAGTTGCTTCAATTAAAGGGATTGGAGAATCAGCCTCCAATCCCCTTGCATCATTGAGTAAATTAAGATACGTTATTGGCAATGTCTTTTTCCTCTTCTAATTGCGTAGAAATTATATGTTGTAAACTTGCACGATCTTTGTTTAACTTGCTAGATTTGCGATTTGGTACAACTGAATCCTTAGCACTTTGAGATTTTTTTTGATTATAATAAGTGATTAAAAGGGCTTTAAGTCCTAAGTCCTCGGCTTCTTGCATTGTCTCTGTTTCGATATCTTCTCGCTCTTTAATAGCTCCCATTAACTGCTCATACTCTTGCTGAGTAACAACGTACTGCCCGTCATCAGAAAGTAGCTTTCTGCGTTTCAAGGCATTCTCAAATTCACCCATCTTCACCAATTCTTTGATTAACCATAACGGGAAATGCCAATTTTTCTGCGATCCCCAGTTTTGAATCATTATGTCTGCAATATCAGGCTCATACCAGATAACCTGATCTGACTGTGTTAAATTCTTTTTGTAGAATGTTAAAAGCCTTAAAAATGCTTGGTGCATTGGAGCATAATCTATCTCATCACCATTTTTTTCTACAAAATTAAAATAGCGATTTGTTGGGACTCTCCATACTGGATTGGTCATCCAGTTTTTATCTTTAAGATTGGGTACACCCCTGTAAACAATTTCTTTAAATTCAGAGGAACTTGCAATAAAATTGCATTCATCTCCAAAACCTAAACGCAATGGGCTTGTATATTCCCCTTCTTGGACTAAAACTTTCTCCAATAAACCTGTTGCTGGATGGGGTTTATTGTAATAACGCTTTATATCTCCATCGTACTGTAATGCACCCGCTAAAACTAAAAATGGCATATCTTCTCCTTACTCTGCTTTAATGCTATTGTTGTATTAGTGGGCTAAGAGAGCGAGGGGAAACCCTCGCTTTCTTATTAGATAACTATTAAGTTATTTCTGTAACCTAAAGTCCACGGAGCTTTTACGCAAGCAGTAAATGTAGTACCGTATTTCTGTTTAATTCCGTCACCATCCTCAAATGGACTACCAACTTTTTCAAACATTCTCATTACATTAACGATTATGTTTTCGTGTACTTGTGGTAAATAGAATACTTCATTATCACCAACGCCATCAGAAACTATCGCATTGAGCTTACAGCCATTAACAAGCATATGGTACGCTTGAGATGAACCTAAGCCACCATCTGCATTTTGTGCGTTTTCTCTTTGGAATCTAATTTGTGATTGAAGAGCGGATAAACCATTTTCTGAAACATACATATCAATATTAGTTAAATCAGTAGGTCTCGTAAAAACTTTAGGACCTTGTAAAGCTCCACGATCTCTTAAAGCAATTACATCTGCCTCAACAGTTGCTTCCGTTAAACTTGCACTACCACCAGTAACGACATATCCACCACCATTCTCAATGTAAAACTTAACGCCACCAGCTTGAGCACCAATACCAGAAGTCCTAGTAAAGCCATCTGCTGTTAATGGATTAGAACCTTCTAAACGAATATCTTTCAATGCTTTTCTTTCAAGCATACGAATTATCGTCGGAAGTAAATTTTCTTCTTGGTTGCCAAAATCTAATTCATTAATACCAGCGAAATTAAATTTACCATTCGCTACTGGCCCTGCAATCTGAATGTCATGGAAAAAGTTTGAATAGAAATTAAAATCTGAACCTGCAAGAGCAGTATCATTGTTAGCTCCAAAACCATCACCAATTTCACCTGATCTATCGGTAAACAATTGAGTACCAATAGCCAAAGTGCTAGGGTCTGAATATCCGCTCAATAATTGGATATTTAAACTTGTGAAAGCACCATTAACACCAGTTACTAACCACTTTGCAGAACCAGATTGATTAACTAATCTAGTTACACCTGGTTTAATTTCTGTATCAAATGGGTTAGCTCTTGTTGGAGCTGATACCGTAAGTGTAGTATTACCTGCCGAGTAAGAACCAGCTAGAGTTAAAACACCTCTTGAAATTGCTTGTTGAAACCATTGAACTTTTGAACCCATCTTGCTTACAGTTCTCATGTGAGTCATCAAGAAAGGTGCTCTAACCCCAGAGGTTTTAATAATGTCCGATTGGACATCTTCCATGTACGTTCTTGCATCATTAATTGAAAGAACACTATTGATTGGGTTTACCATTTGTAAAATATCTCCTTAGACTTGCCCCTTTCCTGAAGGGTACGTCTAAAGTATATTTCTATTTTTTTTATTTCAAAGTTAGCCCCATATCCCTAGCTTTAGCTGCCATTTGATACGTTAATCTGCCTTCTTGCTTGGCTTTAAGGTATTCTTTTTGGAAGTTTATTCTTTCTGCTGCATTGATACTTGAAGGTTTAACTGCTGCACCGATGGCACCACCCTTAATTTCAGGAGTAGGAGTACCAGTTTTATCAAACTTCTTAAGAACAAATACAAACTTCTTAGCGTGTTCTTTACCTATCTTTTCTATATCTTTAGGGATTAAAACTCTTCCTGATGCTTCTGCTGCCATGCGAGCCTTAATAATTGCAAGCTGCAAAGACTCTTCCGCATAATTTGTTAAAAGTTCTTTATTAGCTTGGTCATCACCGCAGACCTTTTTAATTGAAACATCAACGCCATCTAAATAAGAATCTATAACTGTTTCACAAGCTCTATAATTGGCTTCTAAAAGTTTTTCTTGTTTAGCTGCTCTATCCCTTTCATCTAAAAGCTTTTGCATTTCAGCAAGCGTAGCTGCCTTTTCTGCTGGCTTCTCTTCTTCTGTTGGTTTTTGCTTTTGTGCTTTTAGTGCTTCAATTTCAGCGTATAAATCTTTTACAGCACTTGGTAAAACATTATTTTCTTGCTTTGCTTCTGGTTCATCGTCTACAAGCCAATCTTCTAAACCTTTCGGTTCTTCTGTTTCAGGCTCTTGTGCTACTTCTTCTGTTTCTACGATTTCTTCTTCAACTACATTTAATTCATCAGTCATTGTATTTACTCCACTATTCGTCTTTAAAATTAGTCAATTTATAAACTAATCTTGCTACTCCTGCTGCTCTACAAGCTTCTTTCCCTGCCTCTTCTATAGAGTAAGAGCCAGATAAGATAGTGGGCTTTATTGTTGCTTGAGAATCGATATAATCCAAAATGATTTGCCATTCATTCGGATAAGTTGTTCTAATCTTGTCTATTGCTTTATCCAATAAAGCATCGAATTGATTGGCTTCACTCTTTATAAACTTTTGTACTTTAGCTTTCATAACCTAATTAAATTTAGGTGGTTGAGCTCCAGGATTTTTAGCATACTGTAATTGCAATTGCTGTTCAAATTCTGCCTGTTGCTGTCTAGCCGCCTCGTCTCGCCTTTTTTCTGCTTCGTCTTTCTTGAGCTTACTTAGTGGGATAGATAAAGTTCTTGAAAAATATTCCACGACTGCACCCATGTCATATTCAGCTAAAACCTCTGGTGCTGCCTGTAAAAATCCTACAAATTCTTTTAAGTTTTGTCTTGCATATTCTTTACTTAATGTTGTTTTAGAGCCTGTGATTTGAACATCAGATTCTTTAATTGGATAAGAAAGTAATTGATAATATAAATCAAGTGACGGTTCAGGGATCTCTTGAACATTTCTGCTAATTTCTTTCTGCTTGCGTTCTATCTCTTTTTGCTTTAACTTTACATCTTTAAGTGCTTGGTCTCTTTGAGCTTTCTCGTTTTGCTCATGCTGCATTTTAAGTTGCTCTATCTCTGCTGCATTAGGAGTTTCCTCTAAAGTCTCTGGATTAATAGTTACATCTGGTGGCACAAAATCTTTAATTGGAGATGCCGCATATTCTTGAAGTTGTCCGATCTCTGCAAACAGCCCTTCTATCGTATCTAAGATTTCAGCGTTTTGATCTAATTCGTTTTGATTTTCTTGATAAAACTGCTCATACATTTCCTCAATTCCTGAGTAATTCAATAAACGCTCAAACAATGGACTATCTAAAAGCATTGCTTCACGCATAGCAGGCTCTTTTAAATCTTTGACTATTTCCCTTAAAAACTGTTGGGTTAATATAATCCTATTGCTAATAGATGGTTGTAAAATTTCTTCATCAAATTGATTAGAGGCATCAACTATGTTCAGTTGTCCACTTGATACTACTTCCTTAATTTCACTTGCCGAGGTTCTTGAAGAAGTAACTCCTGACATTTGAGCCTTGCTTAAGCCTGAGCTTTGTTCTACTGTATTTGTGATTATTTGAGTTAATGCACCATATTGAGATACAACTTGATTATATTCTGGAGGTACTAAAGCCTTAACATCAAATCCTTCATACATTGCACCTGGTTCAAATTCTGGGATTTCTGTTCTATTGTCAAAATCATAATCTTGATTACGAATCAAATTTAAAGGTGGATCACAAAGTAAACCTACTACTCTTGATGTTCCCGAAATTAACTGATTTAAAAGTAATTGGTGTGATAAAAAAGGTCTAATAAAACCTTGATGATAAAACACACCAGGTAAAGTAGTCCCTGCTGCTGCTAAACATATCCCGTGGTCATAAGGGCTTGCATCTTGGTATGCCGCTAAAATAACTAAATTATCTTTAAATCCAAAAGCCTCTAAATCAGTACCCTCTACCGTTTCAGGTGCTTGAATTGCCGTGATATAAACGCCTTTTGCCGTTATTGGATTTTTACGATCTTCTCTATCTTCTAGATAAACACTCGGTAAAAATAAATCATAACAGCGAACTTGTCCGTAAGGTGCTCGATTTGCCACATCAGCTAAACGAGAAGTAGACCCTATAAACTCATTATCCCCTAAATCGTCATAATTTAATACTGGCTTGATTGCTTCGACCAGCTCTGGGTTTAAATCCTGTCTGTTTAATAAATCACTATAATTTATATCATATTCAAGAATTAAATTGGATTCTCTCCAATTATCAGTCATCGGATAAATACTAAATCTGCCAATACCTGGAGTTTTAATATTAACAATATTATCTATCGGGTCAAAATAATGAACAATACCAGTATTCCCATAAGCTACTAATTCGGCTATTGCTGCTGAATATTTCTTTTTAAAATTAAACCTCTGGTTTTCTGTTTTGATTACGTTAATCCAAGCTTGATTAACTTGAGGTAAAAATTTCTTTAATCCCATTTTATAAAACTCGGAGCTGAAATTTCTATTAATATCTACATAATCACCACTTGTTGGGAAGCAAGCATTTTTAATATTGTTTACCCAAGTCCGGTAAATTCTATAGAGGATAGGGTCTTTTAATGTGGAAAACTCATCAACATCATCTTCTTCAACTACCCTTTCAATTAAATTATCATTGTTAATTCTTTGATACGCTACACTGTTGCGATCTGATAAGTCTACATCTTCGTCTTGTAATATGACTTTATCTATTACTGCTCTTGAGGTATAAAAATCGTTATTGTTTTTAACCGAATTAATTAAGATATTAATATGACTAGAAAAAGCCTCTAATTGTGTATCTGATATTTCGTTTATATCTAGTTTCTTCACACTTTCTGGTTTGCCGCCATGACTACGCTAATGTTAGTAAAGTGCGTTGCCGTGCCTGCTATTACATATTTTACACGAATAAATTTATTAAGGTTGTTATCTCTAACGTTTAATTTTTGTTGTAGTGTCGCATTAGGGGAAGATGTACCTGCTACTACTTGAGTAAACGCTGTAACAGAAGAGCTTGTTGGATTAGCTGGAGTAAATAAAGTTAAAGTTCTAACTCTATGTGCATCAGCAGGATCACCATTTGCATCTATTGTGTCGTATTCTTCTACTGAAACATCAAGCGTACTAACCGTGCCAGTTGTTGATGGCATTAAAAGAAAAAACGAAATATCTCGCAGGTCTCTTGTCGAGAACCCACGAGAATAAAACGTCCCTGTTGTAGTAGGGTTTACATTGTTAAGCAAAGCTGTAGTTACGTCAGCCATTTTTAGTTAGTTGCCGCAGTTGTAGTATCTAGCCGAGAAACAACGTAATCAACGTGAAGAACAAATTGTCCTGCCGTAAATGCACCTGCCGCTATTGTTGCGATAAAGTTTCTGTTAGTTGCTGCTTTTGCTACAAATGCTGAAGGGGTTTGTGGAGCAATTACCGATACTCTTGCTATTGCATCGAGAGCTGGAGCCGCAGTCGCTACCCCTGCTGCTCTAAGTGCTGTTGCCGCACCAGTTAAACCAAGAGAAATAGTCGAAACGGTAATTGGAAGGAAACCAGTTAATACTTCAAGCCAAGCATTTGTAATAATTGCGTTTGCTGGAAGCACTGCACCTCTCAAGGTAATAGTTCCAACCGCTCCGCCATCTGTTGCAAAATCATAATGTACCGCTAAACTTTGTTTAAGAGTTGCAGTTATACCGTTGTAAGATGTTACTGGAGTACCATTTGCAGCATTAGCGCCTACGGCTAATATATCTGTTCTACCAGTCGTAATTGGTGCAATCGTATCTTTTGTATCAACTCCGCTAGTATCAACTAAATCTGTTGCGTTTGCTGCTCTAACGCCAACAATGTTTAAGTTCGTTCTTGCCATTTTAAAATCTCCTATAGGGTAAGTTACAAGTAAAGTATATTTCTATTTTAATAATGTAAAAGTTTTCGTTTAGGTTTAGGCTTACGAGTCAAAGCATTGCCTTTTAATAGAGGGAATACATTGATAAAAGCATAGCCAAAAGCATCCATTAAGTGATCATAAAACCCATCTTTTTTCGGTTCTTCCTTGATATGATATGCTCCTTCTTTTGGCATATCATAAACCCAGCCTGTTTCAAATGTCTCAACAAACATTCCATTGCGTTGATCACCATTTTTAGAAATAAAAACCCCACCTGCTGGGTTTACGATAACCCCCATTGCATCCCCTACTCTTCGAGACATTTTATTGCGAATCGCTATTGCTCTATCGGATGGAGTAGATTTAATGCCATGTACTTTTTTCTGAAAAAACTTTTCTAAAATTTTAAAAGCTGGCGGTGCAGATCCCTGACTATTTGCTGATTTCCCTGCTGGGTCTGCATGAAGTACAAAATCTGCATTAGGGAAATGTTTAGCTATATATTCGGAAATTAAAGCCATGAAATTTTCTAACTCCATATCTTCGGCTAAAACGCCATCATGGAGAATACAACGATTTAAAGAATCTTTTTGGAAAAATACAACGGCAGGATAGTGAGAACCAAAATCTATACCGACATGCAAAGGCATGTCTTCATCAAACGGATATTCCTTGTATGGCTCACAATGAACTTCTCTCGAAAATTCGGGGATTACAGGTTTCCCTACTGGTACGGTAAATTTAAGTTCATATTCTTGATCCCAAGTGTAAGTATCGACACCTGATGCACCAGGAATAGGCTCACCATTTGGATAAGCACCAAAGCGTTCAGAATGATACCACTCATCACTACGCTTAAATGGATTAGCTGTATAGTGAAGTTGTAATACAGTTTGATTATATTCATTTCGGTATTTAGCTAGTCCTGTCATTAGTTTATCAATTTGTGCATTTTTAGCAATTTTAGTTACTAATTCTTGAAATTTAGTACCAAAGCGTGGAGTAGAAACTAAAGCTGCTCTGCCGCCCCCTTCTAAAGCTGGCTTTAAAGCTTTTAAGTTTTGATCGACATTTTGCTGAAAAGCTAATTCATCATAAAACGCATTGGTAATTGTAAGACCCCTGCATTTATCTGAACCTGATGGCAATGCTGTAATAGTTGAACCAATTAAAGGATTACGCATTTCTGATACTCTAATCTCTTTCCCTTCTATTAATTTTGGGTAAGGGAAGCGAAAATCTAACTTATCATATACAGCTTTACAGCGAGTAGATATTACTTTTTTAGCTCGATCTTCATTGATTGAAACGATAACATTTTCAGAATAGGGTACAAATAATAGTTGATGTACCATTAATGTGCTAAAAATATGCGTTGCCATCATACGCCTAGTTTTATTAACTACTATGACTTTATTCTTAAAATACTCATCTATTAGATATTTAATATAGGCATAAGGAGGAAATCTTTTTAATGGACTGCTCCTATCTGATTCATCTATAGTAAATACTTGCTCGACCATCCAAAGAAAAGGATCATGTGCCCATTGGTTCATTTTTAAAGCTATGAACTCTGGAGTGAAATCTTCGTTTTGGTATAGTCTATCTAGTTTCATTCGAGTAGTTTCGGTGGTTGGTATTTATCTTCTAATAGCTTTTCAGCTTGAGCATTAGGAAATTGATTCGTCTGAGACATTTCAATAATAAGCTTGTACGCTTCTTCTTGCCCGCCTTTCTTCTCTTCTTTCTTTGGAGTTAATTGATCGGTCATTTCACCATACATTTTTAGTATTTTTAAGCTTTCTTTAAATATTGTTTCGTGTGGGATATCGTAAGCCTCTGGGTCATCTATGTATTTTTGCACTTTGTTTTGCAGGTCTTCCACTGTTTGAGTAAGTTTAGGAATTAGCTTTGTGTATTGTTCTTTAATTTGTTTGTTTTCTTCCATAAGTTCCTCTATTATCTCTGCTTCTGTTTTCTTAATTGCCTTTTCTTTTATACCCTTCATTAAATCTTGAACGGGTTTAGAGTAGTATATAGCTTTAATTGTATTCTCTGAGATATTTAATCTTTTAGCAATAGATTGATAACCGTAACCTTGACACATAGCTTTTACTGCTTGTGAATAAATATCATCTCCAACATCTCGCTTGTATTCGGCTACGCTTTTTCGCTGTGCTTCTCTTATTTCGTTAAGTTTTTTAAATTTCTTAAGATAGGTTTGTTCTCCAACTCTTATTCTTTCAAGAAATCCATACCTTGTCATTATATTTCTTAAGACTTCTGCGGTTAGTTTATCGTGTTTTAAATCTTTTAATCTTCTTTTATAAAGTGCAACTGCATCATCTCCTGATGGTCTCATTTGTGTATTTCGATTTGGGTCAAATTTAAAGTCTACAAAAACCTTCCAAAAATCTTGAATTAATTGAGCTGGTATGTACTCTGTGTCATAAAGAGGGATTGTTTCAGGAATCGGTCGTTTAGGTGCTACCATGTATGCCATTCCGTTGGGGTTGCTATTACACTAATTGAAGCGTAAGAGCCAGTAAGTGAATATGTTGCACTGCCATTAATAGTTTGACTGCTAAATGGGTCAAGTGTAATTGTGTTTCCTGAGCCATCTTTCATTACTATATATGTTTGCCCTACTGGCACTGTTGCTAAGTCAGGTAAATTTAAAGTTCTACTTCCTGAAAGATTGTGAAATTCGATAAAATGATCTTGGTTAGCAATAATCGTACCATTAGTATTATCGATTCTTCTATAAATAAAACGTCCTAATCTATGCTCTGTATTTTTTTCAGAAGCTTTATTAAGATCACCTTTATCTAAATCGTAGAAATTATTAAATGGCATTCTCTTTCTCCTTTTTTAATTTGTTTCTTAATTTAGTATTTTTCCCTTTTTCTGCTGTTAATTTTTTCCCTAAATCTTCTATTTCTTCAAATAATATCTTTTGCACTTTGTCAAGATGAAGATTTGTTTCTATTAATTCTTTAAGCGCTAGATTTGCTTCTAATTCTTTTTTTACCACTATTTTAAGGTTTGCTAGTGCTTCATCCAACTCTCCTTTAAGCCGATCCCCGTTCTCGTACTCGTTATTCATTTCCTGTTCATGAAAGTTAATATACTCATTCATTCGCCTGTCATGGTCACCCTCTAGTATAGATATTTGTTGCTCAAAAGATTTTTCTTGTTGCTTAATAAAATCATGGAACTTTTGGACTCGATCATCGTACTCTTTTCTGCTTACCCATCTTTTTGTAAAAAATTCAAACATTACCTTTCTCCTTCAATAGCTTTACTAATTCCCCTAATTTAGATATTATTGCATTGTTTTGCGTTAGTAGAATCTCTAAAAACTCTTTAATTTCTTTGTTCATATTAACTGTATTATTCTTTCGTATTTAGGAATAGGAGGTTTCATTTTGTAATCACTCCACCACCAACTAACCATGTCTACCACTACCCCACAGCAATCAATTAACTCAAGCCTTTTAATCAAATCAAAATTACCACCGTGAAATATATTTTCTGTATCAGCCTCAATTTGCTGCTCAAAAAGTGCAGTAACATATCTAGCAAAGTGGCGTTCTTTAATTTCGCAAAATTGTTGTAATCCACTAACTCTCGTTATTCTTACTTTCATTTTTAAGCTCCAATGCTTTTAAAGCCATCATTAAAACTTGATTTTGTTTCCGCATTTCTATCGTAAGTCTATAAATAACCTCTTGATAGGGTATTCCTTGTATCTCACTAGGTGCATACTCTTCTTCTAGCGCTTTATTAAGTTTTTCAAGTTCTTTAATGCAGAATGGGATTATCCATTTTTCGTCTTGTTCATTTGTCATTTTTCAGCTCCTTTCCGATCTCCTAATCTAATGATTTTTTAACCCATTCAACAAAATGTCTTTTAGCAGTAAGTTCGGCACTGCCATCATACCCATCAACACTAACGTGTGGGTGCTTACAGCCAAATGCTCGGCTTTCAATAATTACTCCTCTTTTAGTTTCATCTGCATAAGTTTCTGGATATTTAACTTCTACTTCATGAATTTGCATAAAGAAAATTTCGTCCAATTCTTTGATTTCTTGCAATAACTGTATATGTTTTGTATCACTTTTAAATTCTGCAACTGTAATTTTTTCACTCATCTTTCAGCTCCTTCTCAATCTCTTCATCCAATATCTTAAACTTTCTATCTACGGAGTCAAGCCAGTAATGTTTAGCTTGGGTTTTAAGCATAAAATTATCAATATTCTCTTGTGTTAAGACTCGAGTCAAATCCATAGAGATTAATACTAATTCTTGTCGCTCTTGGTCAAAGCGTGCTTTCCAGTCTTTAAGCCTTTGTTTAATTTGTTGTAGTTTTGACATTTAAAAAAGTTCCTTAAGTTCCTTTATTTTCTCAAGAGTTAATCCTTTCTTTGTAAACTTACTCCATATCTCACTCATTTTTGTAGGATCTTGGGAAATCGATCTTACCCCGTTTATATCTTTTTCTAATAAGCTTTCTAGTAATTCAATATAGCCGACTAATAATGTGTGATGTCTTTCGCTATCTCCGTCTACTCTTGCATGTTTCATTTCAAAAAATGCTAATTTAGCAAACGTCAATAAAGCATCTTCGATATTGTAGCCTTTCCACATTTCGATAAATTCTTTTTCTTGTTTTGCTTTTTGTTGAGCTTCCAGTTTTTCCATTTTTTCAAGTATTGTTTCTTCCATTTATTCCTCTTCTGTTAAGATATACCAAGCTAAACTCATTGTTGAGCAAGCAAAAGCATAAGTTTCATTAAGCAGAAAATACACTGCCATTGATACTATGAATGTTTTTAAAAATAACTGTATTTTTTCGTGATCCCATTCCATTATTCTTCTCCTTTTAAAACAAATTGCCAATTTTTTTCTGAAAGTTTTTTAATTGTGCCGAGTCCTGCTTCTTCCATTTCAATAAATAATTTGCGTAACTTTTCGGCTTTTTTCTTTTGGTCTTTAAAGATTAGTCCTTCATCATGTTTTCGCCAAATGGTAGTGTTTAGCTTGTCTATATTTCTTGCTTCTAACGGAACAGCAAGGATAGCTTTAATTAGCTTTTCTTTTGGGGTTTCCTCTGCACTAATAAAAAGATTTTTAGCTTGAGCGATATAAAAAGCAGTAACTAAAAAAGCATCTGATACTGTATTACTAGAAATCATTTTAGTTTGCAATGATTTGCCTGAATAATAGCAATTAACCAAATGTAAAACTACCGCAATACGCTGAAAGAAGTTAAAGCATTTCCCAATATAGCTTTTAATTTGAGCTGGTGCTTCGTTCTTTTCTTCATTTAGGAACATAGATATATCCCAAATCTGTTCTGTATCTTCAAAATAAAAATCTACTGGTGTTTGATTTTGTTTTTCTTCGATAATCGCATCATAAAAGCCTTTAACAATGTCATAATCAATAAACACCTTTTCAGATGGATTAGTTAAAACAGTGTAATTATTTTTCTCAGTAAAATATATAAATCTTCCCCAAAATCCATCATCAACTGATAATTTTTTAAGCCATTCATCCATTTTGGCAGGTTGAATTGTTCCAGTTAGAGATAAACGGGGATTGTGTGCATATTCGTTCCCTCTAGCTATAGTGTATTTAGATACGCTTTCTCCTGATAGCAATTCAAGTAAACTGTCTTTATCTGAGCCTTGCCCTCTTTTATGTTCTCCTAATCCTGAAAAGACTGCACTAATTTCATCTCTAACCCAAAGTAAGCCATCTGGATTAGCAGAAAGCAATTTAATTAAAACTTCTGGCTTCCCATCGGTAAGAATTAGGGTTTGTTGTTTAGGCTCGTCCTCGTCTATCTCTATATTTGTTTTTTTACACAGAGAAAGTTTTTTTTGATAGGCTTTCATTTGCTCTTTAAAGCGAATATTATATTCTTCTTGTTTATCGGTTAAGGGTTGCCTTAGTGCTGTTAGGTTTTCAGATTTTCCCACGGAAGAATCCATATTAACGATAGAGGAAAGTATAACTTTAACTTTTTTACCGTTATGTAATAAATGAAAATGCGAGCCAGCTAATCCTGCTACGATGGAAAGAAAATGGGTAAATGTAGCTTCAATGGGAAAATTGCTATACGTGCTTGTTGCTACGGCTTTTAAAAAGCGAAATAAGGTACGTGGAGTAACATCAGAAACATTTAACTTTTTCGCTTCGTATGATTCAAATATTTTTTTAAAATCGGGGCGGAATTTCTCGTTGTTTAGCTCTGATAATTCAAGTATCTCTTCTGCTTTAGATGTTATGGCTTCTAGGTCATTGGATTTAGTTATTTCTGTAGCTGCAAGTTTTGCCTTTCTTTTAGCGTAATCCTCTTGTACTAGCTCTGCATAATATGCTCCATTTGCTGATACTGGAGCTGAATTAATTAAATCAATTAAATACGAATATCCCCCAATAAAATTTACTTTATCTTTTTCTTTAAGTTTATCGGCTACTGTAGTTAAATCTATTGGTTTTTCATCTAAAGCTAGGCTTATCATTGCCCTGTAAATAACTTGATGTTTTTCTAACTCAAAGAAAGAATCTTTGCTTAAAATCTCATAAATAACATCAAAGTAAGACCCATCACGCAGTATAGCCCCTAATACTGCTTGGTCATTTGTTACATTTTGCATCTATTTTCCTTTAGCTTTCCACACCTGTTAAAGCTTCTTCAATGTTGCGAAATCTAGCATTGATCTTCCATTTACTCTTCTCCCTTCAACCAAGCTTCAAGTAACTGTAATAAAAAATAATCCCAACTAACACCTTTAGGCTTATGCTCTTTAAGTTTAGCTATGGTTTCTAAGTGAAGATTTAATCCTGATTTTTTCATTCAATCCTCCAATACTTAGTAGTATATCACAATAAACTAATTAATAACTAAACTACTAATCTAATTTGTTTTTATCTTAAAAAACCGCAATTACCCCTTTCTAGCTCAAACGATTTTTTATCCTGCTAGTTAGCTCTTAAGTTTTTTCTGTTTAGTGTAAATATTTTCTATTCTCTGCGGTTTCTTACAATTCCTTTAACGACTTGCAGAGTCTATAATCCTTACCTACTTTACTTATTCGGATATTCTCTGCATTTCTGCAAAATTCCTTATAAATAATAATAATATATATATATATATATATACTAAGAGAAAGTTGCAGAAATGCAGAGAATGTCTCAATAATGGCTTCTAGTCTACATTATAGACCCTGCAAGTGCCTGAAGGAATTGCAAGAAATTACAGAAAACCTAAAAAATGGCTCTCTAATCAGCTTTTTAACTGTTAAGTAATTCTCGACCATTCAAACAGTTATAATTTCACTTACATGGACAAATTTACTGCAACTAAAAAAATCCTTTTAGGTATGGGTATGATCCAATTCCTCTCTAATCGCAACAACATAATCCTCTTTGCCCCAGATAAATCCTTCAAATACGCAGCAGTAATACTAAATAAACAAGAAATCAATGAATCAAATAAATTCTCCTGCATCTCTTGGGAAGACTTTACTAATTGCATTGGTTTAAACAAATTTTCTGGAACATTGTCAGAAGGTCTTTAGATTGATTTGATTTGTTTTTAGGGAAAGTTATAGCTGAATAGTTGTTTTCTTTTGTTTAATCGCTATAGAAATGTATTTTGTTTATTGTTTTGTTGAGCTTTTACTTGCTACTTGATATTACATTTTGTTTTTTGTTTTTTTTATGAGTAACGAGGGGCTAACGTGTGGAAATTTAATAGGGGGTCATGGGGTAAAGGATGTTACCAGTATATACATTTTAAGAAAATTAACTCAGAAAAAGCCTTATACAGTGCCTTGTTCAAGATAATATTATATTATCTTGATAAGAAAGCTGATTCTAGAGCCATTGTGTAGTATAGATAAAGATAACATACAGAAAGTAAAGGGGGTAATTATGAGATAGGGGCATATGAGCTGATTCTATTCGTTGAGAATATTTCTGAAAATTGGTGAAATCAGGTGTAGAACTGAGAAACACTCAGCACCAACAATCCACTAAGTATCAAGTCTTATTGCAAATGACTCTCATTCTCAATAAGCAAAGCATAAGAAAAACTAATGCAAGTATTAGCAATTGTAATTACAACCAAAGATGCAAACTCTATAGTCCACTATAAGGTTAAAACTCTATAGCTAACTATAGGGTTTAAACTAAATCAATAAATCCTCTATAAAGAAAGTAAAAACAATGTAACTAATCTAATTCCCCCGAATTCGAGGGAATT